CCTCAGCAAACCGACGCACATCTTCCAAATATTCCTCGAACTCAACCGTAGTATTTTCGGTAGTACTTTTACCAACCTTAATAATTTCTCCGGTCTGCTCGTTTACGTGTTCGGTAAACTGAAACTCCCTCTTTAAAAATTCGTGAATTTCCTCTTTGGTTTTACGCTCTCCCCAACTATCAACAAACGCTGACTGAATTAAAGGAACAACACACCCCCAATAATAAGCATTTTGGGGGGTGCTACGTACCTTACGTTTACGCTGAATGGTAATTGTTATCAACTTACCGTTAAACTCTTGAATCGCCTTATTCAATGCCTTACGATTTGACTTTATTTTGCCATCTTCAACGCTACTATTTATTGAAACTTTCTGCATTATTCCCAATCTCCTACGGTTATCTTAATTTTATACTCCTTAGTTTCTTGAAAATTCAGACAGTCCCAAATAGCAAAATATTCTTCGCCTTTATCTAATGCCCGTAACATTTCTTGAATATCGCTTTCAGTAAAATTAATAACAATATCCGGTTCCGGCTCTTTGTTCTGAACTTCCTCGATTACCTTATTAATTCCATCAACGATATTCTCAACCTTTTGTTCTCCGGTTAATACCTTTTCAACAATATCGTCCGGCATATCAAACGCTCTATTTCCCGGACTCCTTTCTGAAACAACTAATTCTTTCTGAACTTCCTCGCACTCACAAGTAACCTCTTGACAAACATCGCACATCATCGGAGCCTCTTTCACTTTCAAAGCATCTTCTCTCGCTTTCAACTCAGCCTCACGTTTTTCAAACTGACGCTCTTTTTCTTGTTGCTCAAATTTCTGCTTTTCCAAATCCTTAGCTTCTTGAATTCTACCCTCAACCAATTTCATTCGCTCTCGATAGCTATTCAATTTTACCTCAGCGTCCATCGAATACTCTTGGTAAAAATCTGTATTCAATTTCGACTCCATAAAATCTAACTGCAACTTATACTCCTCTAACTCCTTATCAGTTTTAGCAACTGCAATCCGTCTCTCAAAGTATTCATCGCACGTCTGCAAATTATCCTTAATCGCTTTCACTCTCTCAACTTCTTTCTGCTCCTCCTCACGTTTTAACCTCTCTTTCTCCTCCTCGATCGTTTTTATCTGAGCATCTATCTTATCCTCAGTCGGACTAATAACCTCAATTAAACTATCGTGCCTCGCCTTATCAATATTCTTAGCCTCATTCATTAAATTCGTATTGTGCTTTTTAATATTCTGAATAGCATAACGATAATCTCTCAGCGTTTTCCTCGCTTCCTTTCCCTCCTCGAAATTTTCTTTCGTTACTACCATATTTTCAAACTCTTTAGCAAGGCTTTTTAGCGTCTCCAAAGTTTGTCCGTAATCAGCTAAAATAATTAGCTCTCCGGAATCTCTATTTAATACTTCATATTTTAATACTTCCATCTTTTTAAATTTTTTCAATTAGTAAATCAATCTCTTTAGAGAAATCGTAAATATCTTTTTTCAGTTGGTCCAATAACGGCTCGTCTCGATAAACTCTAACGACTACGAGTTGTTGCTTCTCATCTTTCATATTCTCACAATACGAAATGAAATCACACCATTTACGTCCCGTTACAAGTAAGTTCCCTTGACATTGATAGTAATTGGATGCCGGTACCTCTTTCGTTACTAAAACCGCCGTATGTATATGAGTAGCGACTCTACACTTAACTTCAATGATACCATCCTCTCCAACTAAACCGTCCGGACTTCCACCGGCTCTCGAACCGTACGGAATAAAACCGCACTTCTCAACCTTTGTAAACGTCCTCGTTTCGTAACGGTCAATAGCAACACTTTCTGTCTCGGTACCGTACTGAGTATTCGCACCATCGTAACCCTCCTCTCTTTCTGCTTCCAAATCGTCCGATATTAATTCGTACGCATACGTCAAAGCACCGGCTCCAAACCTACCTATTTTCGTTCCTTTGGTTTTCAGTACATCAAATTTAGAGGAGGTAATTTTACCACTTCTCTCTTGGAACCACTCCTCAGTTCCTTGTAGTTCGTTACTTTCCATTTCTCAAACCCTCCAAAATTTTAGTTCCAAACTCAACGGTAAATTCATTCTGCTCCTCAGCCATTTGTAAACTCATTCTAACCGTTTCTTTATCCTCTCCTTTGTACTCTGATAATTCTTGCACTATTGCCCTCTTTAACTCCGTCAATTCATCCGGCTTACCTACTGAATTAATCGGTATTGCCGTCTGCCCTTTAACCTCAAAATCGTACTCTGATTGAATTCCCGATATTCCAAATGCTTTTTTCAAACAATGCGTCTCAGCAACTTTCTTAATCATTTCTGCCGGGTGCGACTTCCAAGCGTTGAACTTCTTATTGTACGTCTCGAAATCTACATACTCAATAGTTGGCTCTCCATCTTTTCTAAACGCTATCGCATACGCTCCGATAATTTCTCCTCTATCTTTTCCGTTCTGAACGTGCTTAATAACATTGTTCGCAATATCCAACGAAAACTCATCGTTCGTACAAACTTCGCTCGAACGAATACCATTAAACTTCGGATTCGTTTGTGCCTTAGAAAGAAACCCGTCTCTACCGGCAAACACGAGCAAATTACCCTTGTTATCCTTGTAGCACCAAATCTCTTTTATAAACGGATTCAACCCAACGGTCTTACACACGTTTATAAAATATGCTAACTCAATACCGGTCGTTCCTTTCGCAACGCTCTTTTGAATTACGGCTACCTCTGCCGGACTATACCCAAACTCATCGGATATACTTACTTGATTTTTGCTGACCTCAATCAGCGTGTTTTCATCTGCCATTTTTTTTAGTTTAAATGATGATTAATAATTAATTTATGTAAAACTACTTTTTACCTACTTGTTACCTAACATTAAAGGATTTTATTATATCCTCTATCGAGCGGACTCTCTGCCTCAACCCCTCTACATACTTATCAATCTCCTCTTGATTCGTTGCCCGGTAATAACCTTTATTCGTAGCGATCAAATTCGTAACCAAATGCTCCGTTCTAATATAGTGCATCATCTTACGAACTCTCGGCTCAGACGTTTTTTTACCTAACTCCTTGAGTACTCTCACTATTTTCGGGTTCGTAACTGCGTTTTCCTTTCCGTGCTTCCCTTTCAAACCGGCTATGAGTATCGGTATCAATCCTAACTCAAACTCGCTTAATTCGTGCGTTTCTTTCTCAAATCCATTTATCATACTAATCGTTTTAGACTCGTTAAATTTTTGTACCCTCGCTTTATCGAAAAGCTAAAATAATATCCGTTTAAAAAATAGATAGCCTCGTAATTATGAGTACACCTATACAACTCCATTTGCAACCTTTTCGTAAATTGATTTTCCTTTAAAAAATTATGCCACTCGGCACCCTTTAATACTCTTTTTTCTTTTCCCATTACAATTCTAATTTTAGCTGAACCACCCTATTATTCCTAAGTGGCCCTAAAGTTTCTATTACAATTCTAAAGCAGTTCGTCCAAAGTTCAGAACCATCCTCTCGAACAATTCTAATCTTGTCCCAATTACTCCAATAATTGATTTTACCTCTGTATATTCTTCTCTCAAATTTCATCGGAACAAAATTTACTCATTACCAATCTACACCAAATACCATCATCGTTCTTATGAAATCTATTACCGTCCTCATCAACAAAATCATTTTCGTCTAACTGAGATTCATAAGCGTCTCCGCTTCCGATAGCCTCATCTTCGCTCAAGGCTTTTTTATCTTGCTCTTGTTTCATACTTTGTTATTTAGGTAAAACTTAACCGCTCTATTCACTATACAATTAAACGGCATATTAACTAACATACTCTCTGCGGACAATCTTCCCCAATTATCAAGATTCAGATAAACATACACTCGCTTTCTCCCTACCGGATTAAACTCATACTTATTCTCCGCCCTCCAATCATCAGTCGTCTCCTCGAAAAAATACTCAATCGACTTATTCACGGTAAAATCTTTCGCTATACCTAACGTCTTTTTTTCATTTGCTATCAGTTGCACCACGTCCGGCTCCAACTCATACAATTTATAACCCTCTTTTTTCATAATATATCCTCCTTTTTTACTATTGCAAAACTATATTCTTCATCTTCATTTCCGTCTCTCCCCATATTGTAACCCTCTTTGAGTTTGGAGAAAACTTGCTCCAACGATAATTCAAAACCACCATCGTCTATCTCTACATCTTCACAAATGATTTCTATTTCTATTTTGTATTTTCTCTTAGCCATTTTTTTCCTCCTCTTTTTTTGGTACAATCGCATTGAAGATTATCATAAACTCATCCATCAATTTCTGACCGTTACCTTTAATACCAAAATACCATTTTACATCTGACACTTTCCACATTCTCGTCGGCTTCATATTGTGCTTCGTCCACATACTCAAATCACGCTTAGAACATATTAAATTCCAAACTGCCATTTTCATCGGACTACCATTCACGTTCGTAGATGGTCCACTATTGAACGCTTCCACAAAAGGACTCTCTTGCATTTCTGCGGTCCATTGAGAAATATCAATCTCTTTTACTTCTTGTACTTCATTTTGCTTACTCATAACTCACTTTTTTAGTTTATTTGATTATTATATTAATTCTATATCTCTTGACTCTATACGCTTCTCTATTTCATCCAACTCTATTCCCCAACTCTCTAACGTTTTTTCAACTTCATCCTCATCAACGCTAAGGTGTGCCATATTCGTCGTCAAATTCAAATGACCGGTAACTGTTCTACCGCTCTTTCCTTTTATGAACTCAACGGCAATATTAACGCTATCAACGTCTCTCATATTAAATTTGTAACCCTTAATTTCTAACGGAATATCTCCATCTAATTCTTTAGAAATCTGCTCATCTGAGAACTCTAAAATCTCCTCTAACCATCCTCCTATTTTATGACACATTTCTACTTGCCCATCGACTAATAATTGCTCAACGCTACCGGCTCTTTCTTCGTCGAAATGAAAATCGCTACGGTTGGTATCTTTCAACCACTTCGTTAATAATTCTACTTTTCTTTGCATTTTATTTCAGTTTATTTGATTACTATTTTTATCTACTTATTGAGGTACTTGCAAAACTATGCGTTCTCAGAAACTTTCGTCCTTGAGGACTTTTATCTACCGCTAAATTGCTGATAAGAAACCCGTCCTTTCCAACGTATGCCAAACACAACGGCTTACTACTCATTATGGTATGAACTGTCTCCTCTCCGACAAATATCAAACCCTCACTCGACTTATACACTTTGAACAATCTGAACGGCTGACCGTAATTTTTTTTCTTCTCCACGTTCATTACAAAACCACAAATGAATTTAAACTTACGACCGACTCTCTCGTTCATACTCTGTCCTTGAAAACCGCTCCAAACTTCTTTCATTTCGTCGGACGCATAAAACTCATCTTCGTTATCAAACACTTTATCACACTTGTATTCTTTTAGCTCCTCGCCCATCGAGAACCTTTTAACATTATTTGCTCTTACTACTAATTTATCGAATTCTAAACTTCTTACTAACATAGCTCTATTTTTAGTTTATTTGAATGATTATGAGGTAAAACTACATATATAAAATTATATACGCAAGTTTTTATTGAAAAAAAATCAAAAGAAAAGCACCGCCATTACTGACGATGCTCTACAAACAAAGGGTACTTAGGGAGAACCTTTATTACTTAGCAACCAATATGCCAACTAAAATTCCTATCAACGGACCGGCTATTATAACCGTTTTAAGCCGTTTGTTACTCTTATTCAAATCTTCTGATAACTGAGTAGAGAGCTTTTTTTCATCTTCATACGCAGTCTTATTCGCCGTATTCTTATCCTCAGTTAATCGAACAATATCCTTGAAATTTATAATCTGCAATTTCAAATTCTGCAACAAACTGTCTTTCCTCGCTGAGTTCACTAAACATTCCAACGCCATTTTATCCATAGCATCGGTATAGCAAATACAACTATCTTCCGGCGAAGATACTTGCCCGTAAACTGTCTCTGTATGCCCGGCTACTATTGTAAAAAACAACACTATCGGCACCAATATTTTTCTCAATTCTCTCATAATCCTTTACCATTAATTCATTATCAACCTTTAAATTTTTGATCTCCTCGTTTTTATCCTTTAGCAACATCATTAACTGAACCTCCTTATCGGTATGCCCAACAATCGGCTCCTTATCAAATACTCCGGCTACTTCGCAACCAAGCACGATACCAAACACTACTAAAACCGCTAATATTATCTGCTCAATCTTCATAATTATAGTATTTCGGTTTACCATTTACCCTCTTACACCTTAAAATCTCTCCTCTATTTCCACCGTCTTTCTTATACGAAACGTGAACCCAATCCGGTTTTTCTTTCGTTCCATACTCCCAAATTAATTGGTCGAAATCCAAGTTCTCACGAACGTACTCAAATATCTCTGTATTAGTTGCTCTACCCTCTTTGAAATCATTATCCAAATCCAATGCCTCGCCCTTAGAATGTTGCGAAGTTTTCGATGCTCCTTTAATAGCATTGTTCAACGCTTCTGAACGGTACCCACTCGATATACTAATCGGACCTAAAGCATCACGCATCGGCTGAAATATAACCTCAGCAAACGCCTTTAAATTCTCCAAATGCTCCGGACTCGGACTATTATCTATTCCATTATACGTCGCAGTATTCGACTTGATTACTTCCGCAACGCTTAAATTCTTACTTAATTCCTCCATCTTTTTTCCCTTTTGTTAAAGCATCAATACCACCTTGCAAACCTAAGTACGCCAAAGTGATAAAATACCATTGTTCATTCGTACACCAAGTTAATCCAAGAAACACCGTAGCAACTATCCACGCCAAAAATTTCTTACTCACAAACTTATCTAACTTACTATCAACTGTTCCCATAATTAATGCTTTTGTTGAGCCTCCAACATTCCTACAATCTTATTCAGACTCATATTAATTTCCTTAAATTCTCCTTGAACTTCGCTCTTATGAATTTTTATATCCTCTTGAGTTTTATCAATCCTCAAATTTGCAACATCAAACTTATCCTTAACCAAATCAATCAACTCCTTTTTGTTTGCGTGCCTCCCCATTTTAGCCGCCGTAACGTCTAACTTCAAAGTATCTACCTCCTTATTATTGTCTTTTTCCATAGTATCGAATTTAACCTTTGTTGATTCCTTGAACGCCTTAAAATCATACGTCATTTTCCAATATGTACCAATCGTTGCAACAACTCCCGAAACAATTATTCCTAAATCTTTCAACCCAAAAACAACATCACTCATACCATTTATTGCATCTAATAAAATCAAATTCATTTCTCTATGCTTTTTATACTATGGTTCTTATCTAACCCGTTCAATAAAGCATCTAAACGCTTACCCAAGTATGTTAGTGTTCCTTTTAATTTATTCTTTCCTAAAACGCTTGAAATCGTCTCGTCGGGATCTCCAAACAAATGATATGGAGCAGATATTAACAACAAATTAAACAACCCGGCAAGAGCAACGTTCCCAAATTGGTCCAACGAAATCGAAAGGTTTTTATAATAGATATTAAAAACATCATAATTCCACTCTATTAAAGCCATTACAATCGTAAAAACCATTCCGATAGGTGTAAAGAACACTATGAAAATAAACGCAACTACGAACATTAAAACCCACATTATGCTTGAGTATTCAGAATATTAATAACTATATCTTTTTTCGCTTGTACCATATAAACCAAAACACTCGCTTGAACCGTTGCAATAAGCAACGAAGTATCGCCCAAAATGTAATCTATTTTAGCTCCCGGCTGATTTGTTGTAATCTCTTGACTCAATGCTTGAACTTTCGCCTTAGCAGTAGCGTAATCATCGCCATCTTCCATAAACGACTTTAATAATTCCATCGTACTTTTCCCTAAAGTAGCCGTTCTATTATCCGTTCTTATTAAATAATCAACCGTTGCATCATCTTGCATTAATTTAACTTCTCCCATCCTAACTAAATTTTAAAATTAACTGAGCACCCTCTATTAAACATTGGTCCGCACCCACTCCTCCAACTCTCCTCGAACGTAACCTTAATGCCTTACCCTCATACGCTGATATATCAACGTATGCCGGACTTGTCTTATTTACCCAAGTTCCATTCGTCAAAACTAAATTCGTTGGAACAATAGCAACACCATCGGTATAATCAAATAATTCAACTTCTCCCGTAGAGGCTCCGCCCGTAGCATAACTAACATTAATCTTACACTCAACTTTCGTATAAACTCCAACAGACAAAATCTTTGCAATCATTACTTGAATTGGAATAGATAAAAAAGTCGTATTGTTACTACCATAAATTCCATTTAATCCAAAATCTATAATAACAATTCTATCGGTATTACCTCCTCCGCCACCTTGAACTTGCATATTTACCCAAGCAGTACCGGACCACATAAAATATACCTTATTATTTACATCTTGAACATTACATACAACATACGGTTTTTTATCAGAATTACCCGTATAGATAACTCCTAAAGCCGTCATTTCTGCATCCGTAACCTCTACCGTTATAATCGGTATCGGGTCCTCTTTTGTGTTCGTATTTGTTCCCGGATAACCCATAATATCTATATTTTACTCTTTATCATTAGCACATACGCATCGTGTTGCGTTTTTTCTGCCGAACTAAACGTATCGTAATCAATCGCCGTATTTTCATCAGTTGGAGGTTGTGCTTCTGTATCAACAACACACAAGCAAATTTGATCTACCGGATTCACATTGTTGTTCGTTACTATAATCGTATCTTTTTGCATCTTTTCTAAATTTTAAAAGTTAATATCTACTCAATATCAGTATCAAAAACATACTGAGTACCCGTAATTAAATTCGTAATATTTCCATCTACGTCTGCATTACTCGCAACGTTATGAACAATCTTAATATCTCTCGGTCCACCGGCACCAATTCCTCTCGGGTTAGTTGCCACTAAATCCATAACGATCTTAACATTATCTAATAAAGTTGCACCGGCATCGGCTTCTAAATAAAGACCATAGTTTGTTACTATGCCATTATATTCACTTATTATTTCTCCATTAATAAACATCTTTTGACCATTAGCCAAACCACCATTTTGTACTACCTTTTCATTAGAACTTTTATATTTACCATTTAGCTTTAAAGTTGAGTTTCCGGCTGACCAAAAACCGCTATCAGCACCGTGGTAAACAAGTGGAAGTGAACCATCATTGATTGCGTTTCCGTTGTGTTCCAAATATTTTGGAGAGGAACCCGTTTGGATATCAATAGCGTGTCCGATTTTCCCATCAATGTTACCATTAATTATGAATGTACCACCCAACAATGCTACTGCACCATCGCCTTGAATTGGTATTGTTGTTGCTCTATCAAATGAAATTTTATCCGATATATTGAATGTGATAACTCCAAGACCTTGTGCAGTCGGACTTGCAGCCACAGTCTGACCATTTGCTCTTTCAAGTCTTATGATTCTTGCATTAATTATTGACTGCCCTATATGATTACCTCTACAATTAACTGCATTACTCACTCCACCAATAAATGAATTACAGAAAATATCATCAACATTAATAACAAATCTATTATCTTCCTCAAACTGAATACATCTATTAACCGTTGTAACTTCTAATTTAGTAGCTATATTTATAATTCCACTACCATTACCTAACCATAATATTGCCGAACCTATTCCGGTTACTTTATGAAAATTAATACTAACAGTCGAAAAATTATTTACTCTTATAAAATTACCATTACCAAAATGATTTATTATTGCATCACCATTAATTTGAATATCAGTTATTCCGGCATCATCATTCCAAACGGATGGAGCAAATAAATTTAAAGTCGGTTTTCCTAAAAAGTGCCATTTAACACCCTCTTTATGTAATACATTTCCCTCATTATAAGTTCCTCCATAAACATAAATCGTATCTATTACTTGAGCAACATTTAATTGAAGCGTTCTATCCTCATTACCTCCCGTAATAGTAACTATATCGCCATTCGTATAACCCGTTCCCGGAGTATTAATTGTAACACTTATAAAACCCGGAAAAGACTCCTCATAATCAACCGTTAATCCAACTCCCGTTCCTCCCGTAGTTGGAACATCTAATTGAGGTGCCGGTGCCGGATAACCCGTACCATTAGCAACAATAAAACCACCATTTACCAAGAACGGAGAAGCCGCAAGTTTCGCCGAATTTAAAGTTAAAAAAGGCTTATGAAAATTCTCTCTTTCTCCCGTAGCATCGTCTCCTAAAGGATTAACAAAAACTGAATTACCGATCGGCATATTACTCGCCGGTACATCGCCACCACAACCGCAACCGCAAGTTCTTAACGCCGGACTACCATCCGGTAATTTAACTGCCATTAACTTCAACAATTCTTCAATCGTTATATCTTTATTTGCACAGTCTATATATGGTACTTCACAATCAGCCATTTTCTAAGGTTTAAAAAAAGCCATACCAATTTGCTTGATATGGCTCTTTATAAGTAAGTATTTTATTTTATTCGCAAGGGAACGCCGCCAAATTAAGAGCCGGTTTACCATTACAATCAACAACACAAAGTGAACGTAAAATCTGATCGAACGTCAAATCTTTATTATCACAAGTTATGAAATTAACTCCCGAATCAACTGAAACGTTTGTTCTTATCGCCGGATTTCCGGCATTATCAACGGTAATCAAATCCTTAATTAGTTGTTCCGTAGATATATCTTTATTTGTACAATCAATAGCCATAGCTTCTCTTTTTTTATCGGTTAGTAATTATATAGCTTATGCTAAAGGACTGTTAATACGCTCCTCTGTAAACTTAGATTTCCACTCAAATTTACCCTCATTCTGAATTAACTCCTCTGAACTCTCGGCAATATTCATATCTAATAGCAAAGAAACGATTATACCCTCAGTACCACCGAATAATTTACCCTCTAAAGTTTCATACCAAATTAAGTAAGAACCACCACACTCATTTTGTCTCAAAAATTCGTGGTTAATATCGTTCGTTTCATCAATTTTAAACGGTAAGATATGCGTCTTTTTACCCGTTACCTTTCTACCCAAAGAAATCTCTTTTTCAGTAGAACTCGGAACCGGTTTAGAACCAACAACGTGAAGCGTCAAAATAGAATCTGCCGCACTTGCCGTATTATCTAATCTCGCTTGCCATTCTAAAATATTCGTCCAATCCGCTAAAGGATTACCAATATTCGTAATATAAATTTTCGCCACTTGAGCACCATTCGTCTCCGGCTGACATTCATCAAACGAAACCGGCGGTAAAGTTGTACTACAATTCGTCGCACACACCGGGACTGCCATAGCAATACTCGGCAAAATTATTCCTAACTCGGGACTTATACTAAACGCAAACACCGAAGCGGTTACAACTAATAAACTAAACATCAATCCTATAAATTTTTTCATCTTTTCTATTTTTTAAATTATACGTCAAATATCCTAACAATAAAATCTACTCACAACCTCATAATGTAGTTATCTACTTAACACGTAAAATCTGCTAAAGTTGTCGCCTTATATATCGGACCACGCCCATAATCACAATTATTACTCAACAACAAAATTTGAAACTGATACGTAGTACACGGAGCTAACCCGGTTACTGAAATTCCGGCTGATAAACTTAACGCCGTTTCTATGCTCCATAAATTCCAAGTAAATTCTCCAAGTTTTCTATAATATACATAACCCGAAACCCCTTGATAGATTGCTCCTTTAAAATCAATTTGATACTGATTCGGAATAAAACTAAACATAGCTCCTACTATCTGCCAACCATATATCTCGTGATAAAACCATTGTTCTGTTACTCCAAATCCCGAATTGAATATCGTAACGCATCTATCTAAAACCGGAGTTTCATAATCCCAACCAACACCGTTCCAAGTAGCAAGAGCATTAGGATTATCATACCACTCATTACAATCAATATCACATACAACACAACCCGGAGAACTCATAGGTAAAATCAAAATTTTATCGCCTATCGATGGAGGTGCTGACTCGATCAAATCTTTTTGGTCCGGACACGCCGCCTCAATTACTATATCTCCACATTCAATACAAGCATCTTTATCTAATTGCTGACAACAACCCGTTTTTATTACATCATCAACGAGCGAAAATTTAAGATTTACCGTAGCATAACACCCGGTATCAATCCAATCATTCGTCGCCGTAAAATTATCATTATCAATCTCTCTCTCTCCTTGATACTGACTATTCAACGTTAAATTATTACTTTTCTCTAACGGAAAGGTTATGCTTACAATATCGTGCTGAGTAGCAAACATTAAAAAATCTACGATATACTCCGGAACGCTTAAAGTATCTAATTGAAAAAACTTATTTATTCTACTAAATAATAACAATTCATTTCCTAAACCATCCTCCTCTTTCGTATCTCTAACTGCATATTCCGGCTCTCCTACCAAACCCTCTCCGGCGTTCTCATCAAAATAATATAAATGCTTCAAATTAATATCCTCATACGGTATATTACCTAACGCACACGTATTCGTAATATTTAACCGGTGTAAAGTGTTGTTCGCCGGATTAAAGTCTCTTACATCTATTAATTCACTTAAATAAATCGGAGTAAATACACTATCAACTTGGTCTAAAAATGAAATCCTTACTTGTCTATAACCGCAACTCATCTCATTAAACGGCAAATCTGACTTTACCTTAAATCCATTATAAATCAATAGCGTTTCGTCTCCTATATCACAAACTTGAAAACCATTAAGCGTCTTTTTCCAAAATCCATTTCGGGCAACATTATTATTTCCATTATCTTTATAAACAAATTGATAAACAAAACCCTCATCTTCAACATTCATTAGATACCCGTCAATCGGAACTACTTGCCCACTCTGTAACCAAACCGCTCCCGACCATTGCCAAATCTCTACATCGCCAAAACCATCATCAACATAATACTTATCTCCGAGAACCGGAACTTGTGCTTGTATCGGTCCCGTAACCTCAGCACTCGTAGCAAACGCTTTTACCTCCCAATGATAATTCGGAGTAAGTATTTCAACATTAGAACCATCAGCACAAAGAACTTCCATTTTTATATCAGTAGTAAAATCAATCGAATACTGTATCGGAGTTTTTGGTACTCTAATAATGAACGACGGCAAACTCTGCCTATCCGTAATCGTACCATAATTACAATCTCTAACGCATTGGTCTTTTTGAAAATAAAACGGCTTATTCGGACTCGTTAAACTATACGTACCATCAACTCTAAAAAAAGGTAACGCCGTGTATATCGGTAAAATCTTGCTCATATCATTCGTATTTTAATTTTATCTCTAAACTATCATTTTCGTAATCAATTTCTGCCGTTTCTAATTCTCCCTTTCCTAATTCCGTAAGAACTAAATCCAACGGACTAAACGGAACATCACAACACAAAGGTATTTTAAATTTCTCTTGTTTCTTGAAAAACTGAGAACTATCAAATATCGTATATTGCCTATTAAGATTACCAAAAATTAAAATTCTATTCCACCTCATAAAACGATCTTGCAAAATTGCTATACTCATAGGAGAATTCAGAATATTAACTCCTCCAATTAATCCTACGTTTTGTATTACGTTATAATTTACTCCATCAAAAGTATTCGCTAAAATAACAAACCCATTATTATCTATATCTCCCGGATTCGTTTGGATAAATTTCAAATCTGTCGTCAAATCTGCAAACTCGTGCGACTCTGTTTCATCACTTACGCACAAACTAAAGTTTCCATTCACATCTTTATACTCTATCGGAAATCCTACAAAATCTGCGTTCAACGCCTCCATCCAACTGTATTCCTCAATTCTCGACATTTCAATTTTAGCATAACTAAACGAATTTTGATATTTCGCATACTCCGGATAAATTCCTTGCGTCAAATCTAACCCCGTAACACCTTTGAAACGACTAATATGCTCCAAGTGTAATTCCTCATCTATAATTATATAATAAACCTCAATATTTCGCATCCATTCAGCAAACGTCTCCCACGTTAAATTCCCAATAGTTGCGTTTTCACTTGCACCCGGATTCCTTATATCTGACTTCTGAGAAATCGTCAAATAATTGTACTCATTTACGCCACCGTACACATAATGTATCAACGATGGATTAAGAGGATTCCATTGAAAAAAGTCGCTACGTACGGTCTTTATATCCGGGCAAATAGACTTTACTAACTCCTCAATTACATTCTTCAACAATCTCGCATTATCATACTCAGTATCTTGCCCAATAATCCACCACCAACTATCGCTATGTAACTTATCACACGGAGCAATCAACTGATAATTTACCGGAGTAATCGGACAAACCTCACTTGCAGTCAATACCTCAGTACCAACGGCACCATTCATATCAATAACTACACTCGTCCCTACTATCGGACCAACTATAAAACACGGACTATCAACACTCCACGTATAGGCACAAACCGGCTTCGCAGTCGGAATACTATACGTTTGTAAACCATTCGGACAAACTTCTAAAGGAGTTACAATTATATCGGCACTCGGAATAGCTACAACGGGAACGGTTTTACTTAAACCAACGCAACCCGTAATATTCAAAGTAAACACAACACTCAACGCAACTCCATTGTGAACCGCAACAACTTGCTTTCTACCATCTGCTAAAGTTGTAAGTATTGTAGAACTCGCTCCACTAACTGACGGAAAACTAACACCAATAAAAACCGCACTACCTCCACTATAAATATTCGTCGTTGCAATACTCGGAATATTATGCGTACAAGCACCGGACGGGAAACCGTTCCAAGGTAAATATATAAACGGTAAAGTTGCTAACGGTACCGGACCACCCGAACACGGATTAACTTCTTGACAAGCTACATTCGTAATCGGAAACGCTGAGGTTAGCTGAACCTCTATTATCGGCGTTCCTTGTCCCGTAATAATTGTCTCTCCTACAAATCCGGGAAATGACCAAGTATAAGTTGAACCGTCTCTCGGATTTTCTATGTACCATTTTCTTACTGTTGGGAACGCTCCCAATGGTTGTTTCGCTTCTACAAATCCTCTTATTTGAGGTGAAGTAAACGCAGTATTCGGCAACATTAATAAATTAATAGTTGTTGCGTTCGGGTCCAAACTAATACATTCGTCTGCATCTATAACAAAATCCGGAACATCATCAGTACACAAACAACCTCCCTCTGCAATATCTAATAACGGAGGTGCCGGTAAAACCGGTGCTTTTACCCACGTAGCAGTTCCAAATTGATTACATTGATTATAATATAATATCCAACCGGCACCCGGAGAAACCGGACTCGTTCCAACACAAATAGTCTTTATAGACTCCCTAAACCATACCGTCAATTCATCGTCTCTCTGAATATTCTCCTTATAAATATTAACTCTCTCCTTATTTACCGTCAATACTTGCTCACAATTATTCATACATAAATACGGCATATTTTTTATATCAGTAGATAACCCCAAACTTTCTACTAAAACAATCGAAGCGTCTTTTTGGTCCACCGAATAAATCTCATACGGCTGAACTCCACCACCCGAAGCCTTACCCGAAATATAAATTCTTTCTACTCCGGCACTCATATCCAATAATTCTTCCGTTCCGGCATTAATTACCACATTAAGAGGAACGTTTATACTCAAGCTATACCAAGCACCCAATATGCTCGGATTTCTACTATCCAAATAGTGTGCTTGAAAATCTACAATAGTTTGACCGGCTTGTAAAAACCAACCATTTTCTATCTTATAAACTAAATTCGGCGGAATGTATGCACCTCCTCCATTTGTTGCCGGACTAAATGCACCAAGCGTTATCAAATTATATACAATTTGTGCACCTATTGGAGCTAAATCATCAAACACAATCCACTCATTTTCTCTTGCTGAATACCTACAATCGCCTTGATTATCTCTAAGTAAAATTATCTCAAAAGTAGTATCGTCTCTCCTCTGTAAATTCATATAGTTCAAATCAATATTGAACCAAGTTAAAAATCCATCTTCGCTAACAATAAACTTCACATTATTAACATTCTCAACGACTCTCGATATGAACGTCAAAGGGTTGTAACTCATTAAATCTTTACTAACGTTATTGTGCCAAGATAACAAACCGTCTCCATAGCTTATATTCAACGTCGGTACCAACGTCGCCGTCTCGATCGAAATATCAACATTAGCTACAAATTTTAGAATTCCCGTATTGAAATCATAAGCGTACAATCCATTAGCATCGTCGTAGAAAAAAGCATACCCCTCATTTAATACATCCTCAACATCAAACCAAATAATATCATTCGGATGGTTCGCTACTATCGTTGTTAAAATATTTGCATCCGGTCTATAAGCATATAAATTCTTCAAATTATTTGCAGTAAAACCAACCATATCATTATCAAATACTCCGGTAGTTTTAATATCAATAAAATTCAATGATAAAATCTGAGAATCTGCAAACCTATAAATCTCTAAAGAAAATAATCCTAAACTTTCTCGAATCCAAAAAGCGTGGTTCAATCCTTGCCCAATTTTAACATAATCGTCTGCCACAGACTCATTGTAAATTGTAGTTCTCGGCTGAGGACTATTAAACGCAATCTTTGTAAAAAACTTTTTCCAACCTCCCGTTCCATTACAAGCCAATCCGCCAAATGCAAGTTCTAAGAACTCTTTATTTCTACAACCAAGAAATTCAAAATTATTCTGTACCGGAGAAAAAACGGTTACATCCGGAGCAACACCAAGTATATTAAACTTCTCTTTTTTGTTTTCTTTCAAACAACTATACTCATCAACAATATCTTGCTTAACCTCTATTTTACACTTATCCAAATTGAACTTCCCATTGTTCATCGTAAACTTACCAATATGTACAATTCTCCACGTACCTCCACAATTCTCCTCAGTAACTATGAACCGTTTAACGCATCTTAATAACTGATCGTTATTAATGGAGTTAAAAAACTCAAAATCATCTATACCATCCTCTAACTTATTCACAAAGGTATAGCCTCCCTTTTGTTCTTGCCGATAAAAAACCTCGCTCTTATCTTTCTTCCATTCGTATTTTTTTGGTCCAAGTGGATATACTTGCCTCCAACCGCTACGGTCTGAATCTAAATCCTCAGTATGAAAAAACCTCAGTTTATTTGTTTGTGCCATTTTCGGTATATTTTACGAACGTCCTCTTGTTATTAACATCATCAATTTCCCATCTACCGGTCGGCGTAGGAACTATTCTAATCTTTCCTTTTTCAAATCCTAATAAATCAGCTAAATTCCTATCAACACTATTCATAGATTTCTCCATATTTCCATTCGTAACATTCGCCAACATAACAACCTCTCTCTGCCTAATTGAAAGTACTCTATCTTGAATTTTATTATCAACACCCGGCTTCATATAAACTCCGGTACCGTGTAATAAATCTCTCATCAATTCATTAGGATTTCTACCGTCATTCAGACCTAAAGTAAACTCCTCAAATACACCTCCGTGCTTTCTCGATGCTCCTCTATTCAATATACCCCATTTCTCTCCACCCTCAACTTCTAAGTGGTCCAAGAATCTTTCTCCACCGTTATAGTGCCTACGTCCTTGAATCATACCCGTATTATCTCCAACTGCTCCTTTCTCTGCCGTAGGTCCCGAACCAATAGCACTATACGCCTTAGCCTTAGCACTAATAAAGAACCCTAACATAGCACCAACCGCCGCAATACCTAACGGTAAACCAACAATCGGAATTTTTGAGAACCCCTCTATAATCTGAATCGACGACGTAATTAATCCTTGAACTTGCAAAGCCGTCTCCAATAAAAACTGCTTTTTCGCAATCTCCTCTTGGTCTTTTTGAGCCTTTTCCTTTGCCTTTTTTATTGCTGCCAATTCCTCTTGCTTTCCGGCTACATTCGATGCAAAACCGGCTTCACTCAATGCTAATTCTGTATCGAGCTCGTCTCTCAATTCATCCTCTGCGTTCTGTAATTCCTCAGTTCTAATTGCGGCGGCTTCTGCTTGTGCATCCAACACCGAACCAATACCATCTAAAGCGGCGTTCAACGCAACTCCTAACCCCTCTTTTAACGCACCAAAATCCTCATCAGTCATTCCCAATAATTCAGCGATACTCGTTTTACCTCTCTTTTTTTGCAAATCTTCTTGAGCATCTTGAGTCGCCTTAACGGTATCATTCAAATTCTCTTTTACAAGTTCTAATCTATCGAGTTCGTTTTGCTCCGAAGCATCAACACTACCATCCTCTTTATATAACGCCTCTTTAATTGCTATCTCCTCCTCCAACAATGCTATTCTTTCTTTCGCATACTTCTCTTGAATTGATAAAACCTCCTCTTGCTTAATTAACTCGAAATCTTGTGCTGACGTATCTTCCGGCTTTACTAAATCTTCAACTGTTTCAATCTCCGTAGCTTCTTTAATATCTATCGTTGCCTCTTTAACGTCAAGTTCAGCCAACGCCTTTTTTCTATTAAATTCCGAAATCGCTTTTAACTCTACTTCTCTCGCTTCTCGCCTTAAATTTTCTAACTGCTCTATTTGGTTCTCTGTCAATTCAAATATATCTCCCGTTTCATCAGCTATTAACTGACCTTTCGCAAGAATCAAATCCTCTAAAATTTTGATCTCAGTAAGTGCGTTTTCTTTCTGTCTCTCGAACAATTCCGGTCCCTCTAATCTATCTAAATCAGCCTTTGCACTATCTTTCGCTAATCGCTCTAACGCCTTATCCAAATCGCCTTGTATTTTCTCAAGAGTTTTTATTCTATCCTCTCCGGCTTTCTTCGCCGCATCATTCGCTTTCTTATTATTTGCCTCTCTAACTTTATCTTTTTCTTTCTCTGAATCTTCAACTAATTTCTTCTCTGCATCCTCTTGATTTTTAATTTCAGCTAAAATCGTTTTATTCGCCGCTTGTTTCGCCCTTACTTGTTCAGCTAACGCAGAATTCAACAACCCCTCAGACTCTAATATTTTCAAATTACTCGCAAGTTGTTGCTCATTTCTCAATATATTCTGTTTCAAATTTTCTCTCCTTGTAGCATCTACCGTCTCTAATTGTTTCAAAATTGGCTGAGTATAATTCTCATCTATTTCTCTCGCCGCTTTTAATCCGGCGGCTGAAACTGCATCAAAACCACTACTTAATAAATCCTTGAAATTTTGGAACTGCTCAATAACTGAATCAACCGCATTACCAATCGCCTCAAACGCCAACGTCAAAATCGGACTCTCATTAACAAAATTGGTAATCTCTCTTACAACGAATCCTAACGCTTGACCTACTAATCCTAAAACGAAACCTATTATCTCTAAAGATATTTTCAATGGAGCTAAAACTACATCCATAAAACTAAAACCCTCTCCGGCTCCAAATATTGCAGTTTTAAGTTCTCCTAAAGCATCAAATAAAGGGGTAAATGAGTCCTTTAACGTCCCGAAAAGGTCGAGTATTGGTTCTATTATACCCGTAAGAAATTCGTAACCTACTGCTTGTAATTGAGTAAAGAACGTATTACCGGCTTGATTATCAAATAGCTTAGATAATTCATTTTGAGCGGTCGCCAACCTCTCCTCTGCATCTAAACTCGCTATTTGCTCTCTTGTTAGTGCGTTCGTCGTATCTGTCAAATCCTCAACTGCTCCACCTATATCCGTAAGCGTCTGCAAATAAGCTAAACCGGCATCCTCTCCCGGTCCACCGAATACGTCTGCAATTACAGTCTGTAATTCACTCGCCGGAACCGTAGAATCATTCATCTTCTCACTTATCCTCTCCAACGCATCAATACTCGTAAGTGAACCGTCGTTTATTCCGCCAAAAATCTCATCAGTAAAGTTCTTACCAAATGCGTTTTCCAATGCGTCTCTTGAACCTTGAGTCTGCTCTCTAATTCTCAACCCAAATTCCTTAACTACATCAATACCTTTATCTGAAAATACGCCATCTGTTGCACTCTTATTTATGATATTAAACAAATCGTCTGCGTCTCCTCCGGCGGCTCTAATCTGACTCGCATACTCTTTCGTTTGCTCAAGTAATTCGTCCGTACTTCCGGCAACACCTAACGCCGCCGCTTGTACTTTTTCTAACGCTTCCTCTTGAGTAAATCCAAACTCATTCGATAGAACATTTGCCGCCTTAATTACTTCATTAACATCTTGGTCGAAAGTCTCCGCAATAGCCGTAGCTTTAACGACTACTGCATCCAATCCGTCTCCGGTTAAACCCGTCAAAGTTTGAACCTCTCCTCTCAAAGTTCTAAATTGGCCTACTGTATCAATAACGGCTCCACCAATCTGAATAATTCCTCCTATAATAGCCTCAACACCAAATGCAATACCAAACCCACCGGCTATATCTAACATTCCACCAAACTTACTACCGGTATTATCAATAGCATTACCCATATCATCAAAACCCTCTCTACCGGCGTTCGTTAATTGCTTAACTTTCTTCTCTCCCTCATCTAATTGCTTATTGAATTTTTTAATCTCATCCGTATTCTGAGATTTATCTCGAGCGGTTGCTAATCTATTTAGCTCCTCTTTCAAAGCACCTATTGAAGCCGACTGCTTAGTAGTCGCCTTTGTAGTATCTTCGATCTCTTTCTCATACTTATTTGCTGAATCACTCCCCTCCTTAAACGACTTATTACTAATATCGCCAAACTCTTTCGTCTCCTTATTAAGCGTTTGCATATCATCAGTCGCACTCGTTACCGTAGCACTAAAATTGGAAGCGTCTCCAACTAAATCAAATTCAATGTTTTCTGCCATAACTCTCTATTTTTTTCAAACTCTTAATTTGCCTTTTCTCGTGTATTTTCAGCAATCTAAAAAACTCGAATATTTCTGTTCTACGTATTTCGTTAAACTCTGTCGGCTTACCATCAGCTATTGCCCAAAATAAGTTCGCCCAATACTCTCTACATTCTTCCCTTTGCTTCCTAATACTCTTTGGTCTTACATCCTCCTCGTCCTCTGTTACTTGCTTTTTTGCGAAGTATCTTGGATGAATCGTAAATAGTTCTCCTTTAATCCACGAACCGTATTGATTGCCAAAGGAAAAAAACTCGTATAAGATATACCCTCCTCATTCCAATCTTTAATTTTATCGCCTTGAATTTTCTCGTCCCATTTTCTACGGTCCTCATCTTTCGTATTGATAAAACAAGCACAATACTGCATAATAGGATATTCTCTATTTTCCAATCCACCAATACTCTCTCGAATATGGTGTACGTGAACCGCCGCATCTGCGTTTCTACCGCTATTTAGTAGTTCGTAAGCCTCTCCCAAGCCATCAAACATTGTTTTGTAATCTACTCCAAATCCTAACTCAATCTCAAGTTCTTGCATCTTTGCGAACCTTTCTGCGGAAACTTCCGGTTCGATGAAATACATCTTCCCATTTGCCTCAAACTCTAACTCCTCAAGTTTAATTTGTTTCAATTTTGTCCCTTTATTCTCCATATTTATTAATTAAGATTTCTACTGTTAATACTGCTATCGCTATAAAACCTATATGCCAAAATAAACTATAACTATGCTCCCAATAGTTATACAAATAAAACCACAATGCAAACTGCCCACCGTTACAATGAGCACACTCCATAATCGGCTTATAAATCCACTTCCTAAATCTAAGCAACTTGCCCGGCTTCGTAAAGAAACGATCGAAAACTTTTACAATCGGTCCCAAAACCATATTCGGACGTTGCAAAATGCACACATAAACAAAGCTAATCGCTCCAATCATCATAGCATAAAACACGAAGTATATTATCTCATAAATTCCTAACATTCTTCGGGTACATTAGCATTAAATTCCGGCACACAATTCTTATTTATTGTAAAGTTCACTACAAAGTCTATCGCAAAGTAATCAAATGGGTGCATAAGGAACTGCGTAAGCGACTGAACGTACGTGTACTTATTGAATATAACCGGACTCTTTTGTTGTTGATTTACTGCCGTTATACTAATCCTTGTAAACGGAGCATCGTTGAATTGCTGAGAACTCTCAAGTCTCGTAATTATATGAGCAACAACTTTCGCCGTTACACTACAATCATTCTCGTGCCCTAACTTCTTTAAATTCAACCACCCTATCAATCGAATTCTACAATTATAATTCAAATCATTTCCTTTTCTACCAAGAAATAACGCTCCACTCAAATCCTCAAGATAAATCACACTCTTTTTCCTATCATCGGGAATTAAGAAATTCAACAACCCATCCTCTCCACAATCTAATCCACTAACATTACAAGCAATCGGGAACCGACTTATCTTTTTTGAAATATCCTTTTTTTCGGCAACTTGAACAACACCGGCTAATCTATCTACATACGTAAAACCACTTAGCTTATTTCTCAGTATTTCTCCTAACGCTATAATCATATCAAAAAGTTCTATTAATTATCTGTTGCACTCTAAACTCAATAATCTTACTTAATTGTGCTTTCTCTGAATTATTTACGTCAAGTATTCTCTTTCCAAAACGCTCTTGATTATCTCTCAATTTCTTTCTCGTAAATTCAAGCCTACCACCCATCTTCACTATTGCAATATTGTTACCCGTTTTCACATTAATTATTCCAATGTTACTCCACATTCTATTCGTATCTCTCAGCGTAACAAATGCCGTCTGCTTCGATTTCTTCTGCTTAATTCTAATCGTCGTCTCTGAATATTTACCAAATAACGCTCCATTTGCATCTTGCCCACTATTGTTGAAACGCTCTGAAATTAAACTAACCGCACTCGTCCCGGCTTCTCCCATTATATCCGGCAATTCGTTTTCCAATGTAGCCTTTAACGAATTCATTTTTGATATGAACTCATCTGCGTTCACGATAAAATACTCGTTTTATTTATCGTCTTATCATCACACATCAAACAATCATTTGAATTAATCTCCGTCTCTTGGCAAAAGTACGCTAACATTTCCTCATATCTCTCAACCCATTGGTTACGTAAATTCCACAAAGCATCCGACGGCAACATCGTATATCTGTTCACATTTCCGGAACCTAAAATATTGTCAATCAATGAACGACCGGCTTCATATCTAATACCATACGCCATCGTCATAGCCTTATCATCATTCTCAAAATCAATCTCTGAATTCGTTCCTCCACATATCAATTCAGACGTATTACAGTTAAATTGCAAATCCAATAATAAACCATTTGCCTCTTTCGTTGAACTCCAAAGTTCTCGATCTGCAATATCGTCTCCACTTACTCCTTGAATATCTGCCCACTTCTCCCACTCCGGTCTTTTACTACAACTACACGATGCTCTATTATTTCTCGGTGCAAATGCTCCCTCCGGCTTATACAAGATGTAATATTCCAATTCATCGCACTCCTCAGAATACAATGGGAACGTAAGCAACGGGTCCGGTGCCAAAACATTATCCGTAATAACGTCTGCAACTGCGTTTATGTTCGCTAAACTTACGATAGGGGTTGGCGATAGGTTATTATAAATTTCGACCGTAAACGTAGCCGAATTATCCATAAGCGTCTTTATACCTTTCAAAGTGAACTCTCCTCCTTTGATATTACACGTTCTCAATCTCTCTCCCAAATAATCCGTACTAACTACAACGCTTTTCGTCCACTCAGTTAATCCAATCAATCCGTAAAATGCCTTTCTTCTCGCTTTAGTATCGTCTCCAATACATTTCATAAAATCTGTACGCCACTTTATTTTTGCGTTCGCTACCGCAGTCTCCATCTTCTCCCAAATACTACCATCGCCACATTCAATATCACTCTCAATAGCTTTTAGCTCTAAACCGTCTAATTCATCGAGAAATAAGCCACTTTTTGAAATGTCAAAATCTTCCGGTTTATCATCCTCGTAACACGGGCAATCAGTTTTACTCAATCCGATTATATTTTCCAAGCAAATTAGTGTTTTCATATCGTCTAAATTTCTAACAAATATAAATAAAAAAAGCCTACTTAAAAAGTAGGCTCTTTTTTTTAACTCATTATGTAGTTTCCTTATGGAGCAGTTCCACAAGTGAACGACAATACTCCCGTATTAGTAGGATTACACGCACTCGTAGGGTTCAAGAAAGTATCAAACCTTGCAACAAATTTCCAAGTATGAACTATATCCTCAGCAACACACTTAGTAGTATAAATCACATCGTACATAACTCCCGGTAAATTCTTAGATGGTACCGCAAAACGAACTCTATCAGCACCCGTCAAGATTTCTCTCGGAGTAGTAGAGTAACGATTCTTAGTAGCAAGAGCAACCGCTCCTCTATCTATCATAAACAATTTATTAGCACCTACAACAGCCGCCATATTGAATAAATCGTGATACGTTCTAATTGTTTCCAACATAGCAATATCACTTTTTTCATTAGCGTTTAATTGGTTGTACTGAGCTAACCACTTTTGTCTAAATAAGTTGTTTCCGTCTAATAAAAACACATCATTTGAACTATTCATAATAGCCGCTTCCGCAAAATACGCAAATATCTCCGGTCCCCAATTTCCGGCGGGAATGAACGTATCGGTACCGGCAACTTGTCCCGGTGCACCCGTAAATTCATTAACACCTACGAAACTATCAATCTTAGCAATTACGGACTTCGCAATTTCCTCGTCAAGTTTCTTCATAGCGGTTAGCCAACCTTTAGCAACCATCATCTGCATATCAACGGTAGAACCTCTAAACTTGTCCTCCTCAATACAGTAAACTGATTGCTTCGCTTCCTCTATTTTGTACTCCTCACAAGTAACCTCTCCTTTCGGACCAACGTGGTCGCAATCTGCAACGTAATCTTCTGCAACTGCCGCACAATTATCAATCCATTGGATTTTTACCGTACGGTCTTTATTCGGATCTTTTAACTCAATAAACTCAGCCGTTTGTTCTTGCAAAATTGCTTTTGCCGCCTCACAACGAGCGATATATTGTTTGTTTGAAGCGTTATCCGCCCAAACATCGTCTGCCATTACTTGTATCGAAGTGTAATCCGCACAAGCTATATTTCCATCAGCCATATTTTCTAATTATTATGAGAACGTCTTATTTTTCAGTTCTCTTGTTAAACATTAATTTCAGTCGGCTCTACTGTCATTCCACGATTTCATAATTGCTTTCTTTTCGTCTAACGTTTTCGCATTGTTAATCATTAACTGATACTCCTTTTGAGTTTTCGGTGCAACACCATTCCACTCAAATTTCTCATCGCCTTTACCATCCTCATCTTCCGTTCCTCCACCGGATTTACGTTCTTTTGATTCTGCAAGATCGAAAAGCGAACAAGTTACATCTTTAACTACATTCTCGAATTTAACCGGATTACGATGCTCGTCCTCCAACAATTCATTCTTTTCGTTCAACAATATAATCCTATCATCCTCCACCTTAAAATTGTACTTACCAAGTTTCTCAAAAATCGTATTCTTTTGATTACTTGCTTTCGTCAAATCCTTAGATAAAATCGGATTCAAGGCATCAATTATCTTCGATGCTTTTTTATTCACAACACTCAACGTCCCTTGTTTTTCAAACTGTTCAATCTTACCTTGAAACTGACTTGTAACATCCTCAACTGCTTTGGATTTTTCGGCTTCTTTAATATCCATCATATCCAAATAAATCTTCGACTGTTTAATCTTTTCCGGAGTAATCTCAACGGTCTTATCAACTTTCGACTTAGCGGCAACAATCTCGTTTATGAGTTCGACACCTTTTTTATCGGATGTAAATTCAAACGTGGTCTTAATCTCTTTCTCTAACTCCTTTAACGTCTCGCTCTTTGCCTTAGCATAACCATTATCGAAACGAGTTTTTAACTCTGTCTCATCGGCTAATTTAAGATTCTGAACTCTCGTCGCATCTTGTTCGAGTAAAATTTTAAGAGCGTCTTTCTTTAACTCTCCGTCCTCCGTTTTTACAAGTTCGGCAAACTTGCTACTGTCAATGTTTAACGTTTTCGACACCAACGCCTCTAATAATTTCTCCATCTTTTCCCTTTTTTAGATGTTTGTAACTTATTTTTTTTCAACTTCTTTCGGCTTGTTTACTTGTTTAGCCTCAACGTGCTTAACATACTTAGCCTTTAACGGTGCTTTTAGTTTCCCAAAAGTCTCGTCAGAAATTTTATGACCACTCTTAATATTTGCGTACATAAGTTCTCAGTTTTTATGGTTAATAATTCGGGTTAATTCAACTTATTTTTTCTCAGCAATTTCCGCTACTCTCTTAGCAGTTGCTTTGATAACTCCGGCTCTCTCATCCTTTCCAACATACGCCTCAACTTCCTCTTTAGTGTTCAAAGTTTTTAAGTGAACAATAACATCAGCAACCGTAATATTTTCAATTCCTTCAACCTTTTTAACTTCCTCTTTCTTTTCCTCTCCACCTATTACTTCAATCGGCTTCTTCGTTTCTCCACCTTTTCCGGGTGCTAACGTCCAACCGCTTTTGTTTTTTCCTAATCTTTTCCAAGTTTCATCGCTGAAATTTCTATAAACCGTTTCTCCGGCTATCGTTTTTTTTGCTCTTTTTGACATAGTTCTAATTTTTTATCGATTAAATGAACAACAAATATATAAATTTTTTAACACTTATTCAATTTCTGTTTACTTGCATCTTTTTTCGGCACCAAATTTCCATCTTTATCTAACTCCAAATCTTTACGCCTACCAACTGCTAATATATTCGATATGTACTGAGTTGAGTGCCTACAATTATACCCACCTAAATCAACCAAAGGGTTGTAATTCTTCGACTTTCCTTGAAACTTTAGCGTTCTCCATTTCTTAGCCTCCTCAACGGTCCAAAGTTCTCCCTCTCTCTGACAACAGAACTTTCGAGTATCTGCTATTTTACCTCCTTGATAGATAAACGACTGCATACCGATTTCATTAGCGTATATGCCCGAACTCAAACGGTCGATTTGTTGGTATGTATCATATATAAACGTCCCGTAATTCGCTTGTAATCCACCCAAACGCTGAGGATTGCCAACTACAAATTCCTTAACTTGACTTTTCAACTCTCTAAATCCAACTCCTCCCGATATTCCTTTCGTAACTAATTCCGTGAACTCATTTTTTAATCTCGTATCTTTAATGAAATTATCTAAGAAACCGGCTTTCTTAAAACTACCGTCTTTCTTTATTCCAAGCCTCCTATTTACTTGCTCATCTACCGAACTCTTAATCTTATCGAACTTAAACTTATCCTTTTCAAACGTCCTAAAATACTTCGAGTTCAAAACTTTCGCACTACCAATATCTTCGATGTACGTATTAATCAAACTACGGTTAATCGTCTTATCAAAATTCTCAAAAATGTCCTCGAGTGCTTGAGTCAATGTTATATTCTTACCGTTCGACACTATCTGCCCGTCCGATACCTCCAACTCATCAATGAATTTTTCTATAATAGAATCCAAGAGCTTTTTTTCTGCTCCGGTTACTTTCCTTTTAAGAATACTCTCCCTATCCTCAAGGAAATTTATCTTCTCCTTATGTAATTCATTCGGCGTTGCCATTATTCCTCAATTACGTCCTCAGTTGCTTCCTTTGTAATATCTTCGATCGGATTACCGTCCTCATCTAATATATCCTCAACATCCTCAATCTCCTCTGTATTGAACGCTATCGCAGAACTTTTCTCATCATCTATTCTCTTAATATACTCAGCAACTTTCAACTTAATCAACTCTATTCTCTCATCGTAACCTAATACAAAGAAATCTTTATTCGCATTGATTTGCTCTTGGTCTATTTCCGTAATAATGCTATCGAAATTCGCATACAATATCTTATCAAATGCAGTCGTCAAATTCATATTAATACTCATAGTAATTTCTTCCGGCGTTTTTCCACTAAACGGAACGTGTTGTTGCTTCACTCTATACTCCCTCATCTTTTCCGGTTGGTCCGCAAAAACCTTATTCGCAATATCATTCTCAATTTCAGTCTTTAAAAATGGAGGAGCATCGGCTTCTTTCGCCGACTTCAAATCTTGCAATAACGCTTTCTCTGTTTTTAACTTAAAATCTTTCGGGAATTTATGCACAATTATCACATCCTCGTTATCCGTGAAAACTGAACTCATCTTTGCAATCTTACGCCAAACCGCAGAATACTTATTTGCATACGGCAACAACGTATCATAAATACTCTCCATATCCAACTCTTTCTCAGTAGCCGTCTGCGTTTTCGTAATCTGATTCAAACTCTCTGAAACAAACACATCTGTTAGCGACTTTCTCTCCAACTTCTCAACATACTCATCTTGCCACTTAATCAAATCTACCGGCGGTGTTTTATAAATCAACAACTTATCTAAATCGAGCATATCCTCCTTGTCTTTCGGCATCGGCAAAGTAACTGCGTCTGCTGAACTCAAATGAATAACTACTCCACTACCATTACAAGCCTTACAAGTCTCCTCTTTGTGGTTCAATCCGTTTCTACAACGGTCATTTTTAACGCCTTTACACGCTTGTACGTACTGTAATTTCTGAGGGAACGTATGCAAGGTAGTCGTAAGGTCTAATTCACTCACAGACTTAACCGTTTTCATCATACGAGGAACTGCCGGGTGCAAAGGAGAAACGTATGTTCTCCCCTTAGTTGTAATATCTCTTTTGTAACCTACTCTTATCGCTTGAACTTCTCCTCCCATCGGATTCGCAACTGTAACTATAAACGATTTCTCCTCTAATTTCAATATCTGAATTTCATCACTACCTAACACAATACTTTTCGCTGATAAACCTCCCAAATTTGCATCGGTTTGCTTTAATATAATTAACGAATTCTCAAGGTAAATTCTGAACTCACTACCTTTCTCTTTGGATATTCCATTCTTCGATTCAACCAAGTACGTTATCGGCTTCTGAATTATCAAATATTGTAAAACGTTATTCACATACTTGTAATCAATAGCTTCTTCACTACTCACTTCTAACGGGAACGGCTTTGCTCTATTCGTCTCATTATCGAACTCATCAAACTCAACTACTATAAAACTATTCGGGTCCGTGAACACCAACTCCGTGAACCTTGTCTCCATATAATCATCCAACGTTTCGTCTCCGTAGAATTGCTCTAACGCTAACTCAACTACACCGATCTTTCTCTCAATCGTTTCTGTCTCCTCATCATCGAACATAATCGACTTATTCACATTATCAATTCTCGCCACCTTATTGAACGGTTGCATAATCTTCTCTGAAATTGCCGGGGTAATCAACTGCGTTAATCGAACTCTCTGCTCGAACTGTTTTTTATCTTCTCTTGGAGTGAACTGCTTTAGTAATTTAGCTACTTCTTCGCCGGTAATTAACCGCTCATATAAATTAGCTAACTCAACTGTCCTTTTATAATCTTTGTGGTACCCTTGTTTATCGAGCATTACGGTCTGAACTAATTTTTCAAATCCTTGTTCTAAATCTAAAGCCATCGTATAACGTGTTTATTTTCACACAAATATAACTAAACTTTCACACTCAGCATAAAAAAAAGGGCAGACTTGACAACTACCCTCTGTTCTCAAAAAATTTCAGAGCCTATCAAGAAACTCTTTTATAAAAAGAACGCTTCAAGTTTTAGTTTAACTTCCAATATAGTTCGCTCATACCATCCTTATTTGATGCTATACCCGTACATTTTTTACAATCTTGTATAATAGAGTAATGAGCCAAATTGCAATCCGTACAGTTCGCTAAACGATTCTGCAACCATATCTTGTCTTTTCTCTCTTTCTGTAATCTTTTCAACAAAAAATTGTTCATTTCTTTTTCCTCATTATACTCATAATGAAAACCGTAGCAAACTATAAACGAAACTATCGCTATCAACATAAACGCCGACCTTATTGCCATTTTATTTCTCTGATTCTTTTTCATAATTCAAATCTAATAATTATTTTTTACACTCTTGTTCTAACCAATGCTCTACGTGAACCCAAGTTATACCATACTCGCAATCGTGTGCTCCAATCATTCCCTCCAAAGCATCCGGAAATTTACTGCTATCGTATTGCTCTGCTCCTCGTTCATTTGCTTTGCTCTCAAAATCCTCTACGCTCCAAGTAACTGATCTCTCCAATTCTTCTTTCAATTTCGCAACCTCTTTCTCCAAATCATAAAACGATTTCTCGAGTACTGTCTCAATTATCACTCGCACCGGAGTATCTATTTTCACGTTTACCGCTTTCAGTATTGCCGTCGTTAATTCTTTTACTTTACTCTCCATCTTCAACCTCCTTTTTCAATGCGTCCGACGCAACTTCTCTACAATAATTACATTCTCCTCCCTTAATAATTTCTTTCAACGCTTTCTCCATTTTCAGATACTTTTTTTGCATCTTCTTCTTTTGCTCTAACACTTTTCGACTATGCTCACTCATCTGAACCTCCCATTTTTTTACTCATCGATTCTACATACTCAGTATATCTCTCGCTATCGGTACAATATACTTTTTTCGTCTCCGGAATAAACAACACTCTCTCGTGCTTCCTTATTCGGTTATGCGTCTCCGCACACAAGCAATCATTTTTACTGCTCGTCATTCTCGGTTTTTTCGTGTAATCTGCCATCTTACTCCTCATTTCTTAAATCGTTAATACTTCCGTCGAACTCTCCCCAACTGCAATTCGACAAATGATGTCCTTGCTCAGATATAAATTCTTCGGTTTGCTCGTGGTTCAATCCACTCTCTACGTCATAAATAAACAGTCCGCTCGTAGATTGGTCGATAACTGCTATTGCTTGAAATTCCATATAATTTAGTTTACTTGATTACTACTCCCATTTCATTTCTTGCTCAGACAACTCGCCTAACAAGTACTTTGCCATCTGCTCAGTATTCAGATACGCAACGTCCCAAGCACCATTGATTCGGTTTACTTCAAACACATCCTCAGCGTTCTTAAAATACTCTCTCGAACTATTCAGTATTCCGGCTGAAAATCTATGCTCTCGCATCTGCCCAATTTCCATTTCTCCCAATACTTCTAAAATTTCTAACTCATCCATTTTTTCTCTATTATTTGTTTAGCATTATTAACCTCTATTTTACAATCAAAACCAAGCGACTTATAGAATGATTCACTTCCGGTCAAACAACCGTACGCAATCTCTAACGTACGTCGTTCGTCCTTATCAACATCTATTCTAAACGTTTTGAAAATATACAACGCTTCTTTGAAACGTCCATCTTGGTACAACTCTTTCGCTCGATCGGTTTTCGTTACGAACATTCTGCCTCCCTCTCTGCTTTCTCCTTAAAAAATCTATCAATATCTTCGGGCATAATATACGTTCGCTCCTCGTCGTCCTCAGACGGTCCGAAACTAATATTTCTACTGTACTTCGGTCGGTCTAAATAATCATCCAACTCGCTATCTCTGTACGCATCTATCGTACCTCCTACATTTTGATTCATAATTTTACGAGTTTAAATTTTGGTACAATTCAGAACGCTTAACTGCAACCATTCTCCAAAACTTTCTATCGTCGAGTTTTTGTTGCTTACGTTCAATCTTATTTTGTTGCTTAACTACGTCATTAATAGCGTCGAGAACTGCGTCTTTCGTATCTCCGATTATACCAACGTTCATTGGTACTCCGTCATACTTAACTAATTCTCCTAACTCTCTTTCCCATTTGGAGTCTAAATACTGCCATTTTGAGATTCTGTTACCGTCGATTTTTACTAATATTACGTGCATTTTTTTTAGTTTATTGATGAATATTAACGTAAATCTATGTATATAAATTTATATACGCAAGTATTTTAGTATTTATTTTGTGCTAACATACGCTCACTCATATACTTACGTAACTCTACTCGGGTGTTAATAGGTAGTATTTGGAAGTAAACCAACTGTATCTCATCTAAACTAAACTTACTAAGTAGTTCCTCCCATTCGTTAATTGTCGCACTAACAAACCCGTCCTTAGTGAAATGCACCTTGCTATCTAAATTCATAATCTCTAAATTCATCCTCGAACGCTGATACTCCTTGATACCTCCAAGCATCGGCACAATGCCCATACTTTTCATACGTTTCTCCGGTGTTACTATTCTTTACTTTCGGCTTCTTATACGCTCCATTTACGTCCTCTTTCAGAAACTCAAAATCTGTTATCAAATTCTTACAACTCTCATCTATATTCGCCTCAATCTTGAACCCTCCGGCAAACATCTTATTAAAGAAATCTCTACACTTCGCTAAACCCGGTGCGGACCTCATTACTCTATTACTATAATTCCCACAATAATCGCCTAACACGGTTTCAACTACCGTAAAATTATGCTTTATCTGTTTCGATACTGTCTGCCTATTCGCTCCACTCGGGTCCCCCGTAAAAAACAACGCCTTAATATTTCCGGCGTAATCGTATAGAAACTCATTACAAATATCCTCAGTATTATTCTTTGGATTCGGCAAACAATACTCTCTCAATGTATTCCATTCCATCACATTACGCTCCTCATCAAATATGAACTGCGAAACAAGTAAGGTCATATACGGAACCACGTTGAAATCGAGACTAACGTGAACCGGGTACTCCGGATTATACTCCAATTTCTTAACGTGCTCGTCTCTCTTAAACCTACTAAACCACTCTCCTCCACTCTTAGCAATCGGACTACCGTAAATCATCATATCAATTAACTGAGGGTTATGCCTATAACCATCAACCAAATTCTCAATATAACCAACTGATAAATTCCCTCTATTGTGGTACGTACTACTAATCGTTACCGAATTATTACCGATCACTTTATGAAAGAAATCCGTCTTAGAAAATATCCTCGTACTAATCTCCTCAAGATTATCGTTTATATCAAACCAATCATTTAGCCATTGAACTTTCGCCGGACTCGTCAATACATACAATGGATTGAACCCCATTATTTTCGTATCATCAAACAAGTTCCAATATACCTCAACTCCATCATCCATTCGTTTCTCAACTTTACCCTCCTCAATATATCTATTCAAGTGGTCTATTGAGTACACATCTTTTCCACTTCTATACATACCCGGTTGCCTCATTCTCGCTATAATTACCTCCTTAACGGCTTCCTCTTTAGTGTCTTTCGTCTCATCCAAAATAGCATACGCAAATTCTGTCCCATCAATCATCTTATAATTATCCAAACTCGCAGTTATAATTACGTGCCCGTTATCGAAACTAATTATATTCTCATAACTCTTGTATCTTGCTCCAACTATTTTATAGTGCTTCGGCGGTTGCTTATCAACAACGTATTTCACGCCCTCAACCCATCCAAAATATTCTTTCCATACATTGAATATACCGGCTAACGTCGATTTGCTCAACTGCCCATAAGTGTTCGCTCCAATAAATCCTTTGATGCCCGGAAACCGAGTGATATACTCTGCCGATACTAATGCTCCAACGTGCGTCTTTCCACTACCTACTCCCGACAACATAAGCGTTCTCGTAGCGGTACTATCTAAAATCGTCTGCTGAGGTTTACTAACTAAAATCTCCCTTTGTAGTTGTTCCACTTTGCCTCTTTTATAATCCAAAGATAGCAAAATTATCTGTACCTATAAAACTCCCAATTAAACGTATTACCCTCAGCCTTTGGTACATTTATAGTGAATACTACATCGTCCGGCTGACGCTTCCTATTGAGTACACTCTTACGTTTTTTCTCCGGTTTTTTCGGTCCACCTATAAAATTATCCATCCAATCGCTCATACTAAAATAGTGTTAATTGTTCAACTCTCTTTTCGGTCGCCGTGAACTCAATTTGTTCTCCAATAAATACAACATCTTTACCTCTATGCTTTACCAACATACCTCCATATCCTCTCTCTCGACCATTTGCACACACATCTAAATAATGCTCATTGTACTCGAGCGGTTCCAACTCTCCGGAATATCCTACAAGCGGACAAATCTCAAATCCTTGCAATACTGCGTTCATCAAATCCGGTCCTCTCCAAATTGCTGAGGTCAAAGCGTACTCAATATTCCTATGAAATGTACTGCCTAAAATTGTTCCGGACTCAGCTATTGAACTACACGAAATCAAATCGACCATCTTCTCGAACTTCTCCAATTCAATCTTCATCGTCCTCCTCCTTTTGTACTCTCATTACTACTCTCGTGCAAATCAACGTTACTAATATAACTAACGTTCTACACAACATACCTAAAATCATAACAACTCCGACGAAATGCCAAAACGATTGAAATGAAAACTCTAAAAAATCCATAATACTCTCAGTTTATTTGATGTAAATAAATGGGTGCTACGTCCTTAAAACCGGCATAATTGCCACGTAACACCCTTTAAATTAATTCTTAGTAAAATATAAACGCACCTATTATCAATCCTATAAAGATACCTATGGTAATAAGAATACCCGGTAAACCATCTACGATATACTCCAATATTTTTTCTATCTGTTTCGGCGTTAAACTCATACTCTCATTTTTGCATACTTGTAAATACCGTGAACGATCTCTTTCTTCGTTACTTTAATAAAATCATCTATTCGAGTCTTAAACAACTCTTGATTCTCCTTAGTAAACTTACTCCTAATCTGCTCCGGGAACTCTGTCTCGAACGACTCTATAATCATAGCGTCTAACATACCAAAGGATAGCACGGCTAACTTCTTATCATCTTGCGAGTGTAGATTAAACAAACCCTTAGATAACTTCTCTACGGGCACCTTAACGCTTACGTCTCCTACTATTAACTCTCTCATAATGCCATAGAATGAAGTACAACTAATTCAGTTATATGCTCGAACTTCTCATATAGCTTTTGCTCTACTACTTCTATCTTGCTCTCAGCCGGTACATCGACCGACTCAGTTTGCATTGATACTACTCCGATAGCTCCAACCTCTCGACCGGTAAACGCTACAAATATTCTTCTCTTACTGCTCATCTTTCTTAATTGTTAAAAAGTTAGTATTATACGCTTTCGGTCCTACAACTCTTGAAACGTAATCGTGAAATTTTTCCAAGTAAACATCATCGTACTTCCACATCATACAATCGTTATACTCACACCAACGTTGTTCTAACACAATCTCCATACCGTGTTCCTTATTAAACGCATCGACTACAATTTTCATATTATCGTAATCAATCTCTCTCGAACCACTAACGAATTTCGACTGCGGAAAGTCTGCTTGATTACTGTACTCATAAATATCTTCCATACCGTTAAAATGCCCGTACTGATATTTACGAATAATCTTATCGACTTCTTTCGATGTAGGTCCGTTCATCCATCGGACATTAACACTATCGCCCATCGAAAACGACTCGGACGTTACTTTGAATTTCATACTCGGAAATGCTTCCTTTAAATCTTTGCGGATTAACTTCGCCGCCTCTGCTTGACTTGATGCCATAATTTTAAATTTAGTTTATTTGATTAATACTCCGATAAAGCTACGTATATGGTTTTATATACGCAAGTTTACCAACTTTTATTTTTCAATTATTTCTACCATCCTTATATCAATCGTCTGCCAATTCCGACCACAATGAGAGGGGTAAATGGTTATCTCCCCATTATTATCTCCAAACCCATTGTTAGCACAATTCATCTTATTGATACCTACAACTTCTGACTCAAACGGTTTACCGTCCCAATCAGACGGATATTTATAGTACGGACCTTGCTCAATCTTACTAAAATCTACAACAACGGTCTTTCCTAATAGATTTCTCAACACTTCTAAATTTTCAAACTCACTCATCTTACTGAATTTTTATAACTCGTTACAATGTTCTCGGCTTTATACCTCACATTGATACCATTATCAATCACAAAATAAATATTCTCTCCTTTATCAACTCTCATCATTCTCCTATCCTTATCCCAATACTGAACGGTCTCTTGAGTTCTCGTCTTTAGCTCCGGCGTACATTCCGGACAATTCTCAATATGGTACTGATTGAACCCGTCTCCGAAATCCTTATGATACCCACATTTGCACTCAACGAACCCTCCTTTGTAGTTCGTATCAACACTCTTATAAATTTTTGCTCTTTCCATAATATCTATTTTAATCAATATGCTTTCTAAATTTTAAACTCGTTCGATCGTTTCTGTTCCTACTTATCGTACCCTCTGTTCCACGTAACCATCTACAAACAACTTTCGTTCTCTCCGTAGAGAAATTATAGTGCTTCTCGATTAAGTCTGCGTACTCCTCTAAATTGTGCTCTGTACCCATCGGAATAACGTGGCTATAAACCGTACTATACTTTACAATATCATTCTTTTCGTATGCTCTCATTTTTTTATACAATATTTACACTCATTATTTACGTGTTGCGTCATTCGGCAACATTTCTTACAGTACTTGAAACTCATTTTTTAGCCTCCTTACTTGCTTCTTCTTCTTGCTCGAATATGAAATGATTATGCTTAACCATATTATCATACGCTTCACAATACTTCTTAATAACTGCGGTTAATTCTTTCCAATTTTTTAGGAACTCTCCAACTGCGATACCTCTTATAAATAACGGCTTATCGTCCGGCGTAAAAGAACCGGCACTACCGTGATTCATTTCAACCTTTCGTTGCTCATCATTTCTCCACGCTCTCTGATAATAGAAATCAACGTTACCGTGAAATTCATAAATAGACGTTTGTTTCTCTGCTTCTTTCAGCGTATCAACCGGCTTTGGTTTTAGTATTTTCATTTCAGCACTCGTTCCCGAACTAAGGCAAAATTGAACTCTTGCGTCAAGGTCCATACCGATAGAACCTATCGCTCCTCTAAATTGTTTTTCTAACTTCTTAAAATCTGCTTCTGTAAATGTTTTCATCTTATCGTATTTAGTTTATTTGATGGTGTACCCTTATGAATACTCAGTAAATCTACATATATATTTTTATATACGCAAATAAAAAGCATAAAAAAAGTGGTATTTTTTACGTACCACTTTGTTAATATAATAGGGTATTGATTATACCTCGATAACTACTGCATCACTACTAAGTAGTTTTACCTCCTCATCCATCCTTTTATCAATCTCAGCCTCAATCATATCTTGAGCGTCTATACTCTCTAACTGTTCGACTGTTTTTGTAGTTTCCTAAAACAAGCAGACTCTTGCTCTTACTGACTCAGTATTTTTAAAAAGTGAATAGCCGGGAACTACACCGGCTATTCTAATCATCAAATAAACTAAATTAGGCTTGAACGCCTAAGGTAGTAAGCTACAAATATAAGAGTTTTACCCCTTATATGAATTCTTTAACGCATTAAATTTCTCTTTACTTTCAAACGTCTCCGAAGTATGACAACCATACCATCCATTCGTATCACTCCAATAACTACAACTGAACCAAATATTATCCTTTTTCAATCGTAACTCCGGATGCGTCCCTTTCGGTTTTATATGTGCAAAACAATCAACCCGAAAGGGAC